AGCGTGGCGGCAGCGCCGCCTCCAGCGCGTACAGGTTGGCGGCCGTCACCGTCAGGCCGGTGGCGGCCGCGACGGTGGCGGTGGTGCCGGTCACGAAGCCCTGCGGGTTGACACCCGAGCCGGCGCCGGTCACGAACGCGGTCGCTTCCTCGTCGTCCTTGGCGTCGGAGAAGAGGCGGCCCATCTCCGCCTCGAGCGCGCCCCAGTCCTCCTGGATCTCCACGCTGAACGGCACGAACGCGTGCGCCTTGGTGACCTGCGCGGTGGGCGCCGCCATCGTCGGGCTGTTGTCGGTCGCGGCCGTGCCCTCGGCCACGCGCGTCGCGACGATCGCGCCGCTCGAGACGCCGTTCCAGGTGTTCGAGCCGGCGATCGTGACGTTACGGCCGAGCGCGCGCGCCGGGTTGACGACGCTGTTCGACGTCGGGATCACCGTCGGGTCGAGCGTGAACGGCACCGCCTGCCCGCCGGTCGTCGCGCCCAGCGAGAGGGCGCGCTGCTCGGCCGCGTTCAGCGCGTTCATGTTGCCGGCCATCGCGGCCTTCCAGAACGCCGAGCGGTAGAGCGGCCCGCCGGTCGCGAGCAGGTGCCGCGCGACCTCTCCCGGATGCGACTGCTGCGTGGTGTACAGCAGCTGCTCGAGCGCGCCCTGGATGTCCTCGCGGTTCCGCTCGAGGCCGAGGTGCGGGAAGCGCGCCAGCTCGATCGCGCGCAGCGCGCCGTCCCGGAACGATGCCCGCGTCCGGTCGGGATCGTCCGGGTCGTCGCGGTAGTTCCTGAGGTCGTAGATGTCCTGCTCGCGCAGCGACGGGCGACCGACGTAGCGGCCGAGATCGGTCTGCATCCGCTCGACCCGCTTCGGATCCGAGGCGTAGCGCTCGACCATCTCGTGCCGCACCTTGAGCTCGGCGCAGCGCCGCTCGATCTCCTTGTCCTCCGAGTCGAGACCCGCCACCTCGTTGCGGACGTCCTCCGGGAACGGGAGGCCCTCGTACTCGGCGTTCAGCTCCGCCACCCGCCCGCGGATCTCGGCCTGCACGCTCGCCAGCTCCTCGATCGAGCGGTACTGATTCAGGTCGTGAGGCTCCATACGCCGTGCTCCTCCGGTACGTGCAACGCGTCCAGCGAAGGGACGTGCTGCCAGGTCAGGGAACGCGGCGTGGCGCGCGAGGTGCCCGCGTGGGCGGCGTCGCGGCCAGGTGCGTGGCGGGGCTTCGAGGCGGCAGCCTCGTCGTCGTCCGCGGGTTCTGTCTCGCTCACCTCGTACGTCGTGAGCGCTTGCAGCTCGCCGATCACGGCTTCCATCTTCGGGATGTTGGCCTCGTCGCCGGGGTCGTCCTGCTCATCGATGTACGCCTGGGCGAGCACGATCATCTGCGCCAGCAGGCCGAGGTCCTCGGTATCCATGCGGATGGCCGGGCCGAGCAGCATGCGATCCGTGATGCTCCGCAGCCCAGCCTTCGCGCCGGCGTAGGCGGGGAACGTGACGGGGCCGAACTCCTGCATCCGCAGCTCCTGGATCGTCCGCTCGGGTAGCCGCTTCGGGTTGTAGTCCGAACGCACCGGTTTGCGGTCGAACGAGTCGCGCACCACCTTGAAACGGAAGCTCGAGCCGAGCACCGGCGGGTCCGCGCCCAGCATCGCGACCAGGTCCCGGTTGTAGCTCGTGTCCAACAGGGGCACCTCGTAGTGCAGCGCCTGCCCGTCCGCCTCCAGCGCCCTGATCGGGCCGAGCGGCTTCTCGCCGATCTGGGGGTCCTGGCCGTGCTGGAAGAGCACCCGCATCGAGTCGCGCGACTCGCGGATCGTCTTCGTGAACGCGCCCGGATCCAGCCGCTCCAGGAAGCGGCCCTCGACGACGCTGTTGATCTCGGCCCACTCGTTGAAGACGGCGACGTGCCCGACCAGCGTCGGCATGGCGTCGCCCTCGTCGCGCAGCTCGTACCCGAGCGGCCTGGCTCGGAACTCCGGCTTGCGCTCCATCAGCCTCCTCCTACTGGGGTCGGCGGCGGCGGTGCCGCGCCGTTCGTCGCCGGCGCCGGCGCGCCGCTCGTCGGCACGACGACGCCGGCCTCGAGCGCGCCCTTGCCCTGCGTCACGCTCGCGGCCGGCTGCAGCTGCACGCTGTAGAGCCCGGTGTGAGCGAGCTTCGTCAGGTCACCGGAAGCGACCGCGTCGATCGCCGAGTCCGGCTCGAAGCCGGCTGAGATCAGGGTATGCAGCGTCGAGCTGTTCGTACTCAGGATCGTGGCGCGGGCGGTGCCGTCGTCGGCGAGCGCGGGCACGTCGCGGTCGTCGTACCACAGCTCCGCGCCGCTCGGGACGTCGATGATCGGCGCCAGGCTGGCCGCCACGTTCCGCCACAGCGGCCGCATGGTGATGTCCGCGAAGCGCCGCATCGCGAGCCCGTAGTTGGAGTACGTCGCGGCCGCCAGGCCCTCGGACAGGCCGACGATCACCGGCGGCGTGCCGGCGGCCGCCGCGATCCGCGTCTCGCCGGCGCCCTGCGTGACCTTGAACTCCATCTCCTGGAAGGTGTGCCCGATCGCGGTCGCGTCCGTCCCCGCGTTCAAGAACAGCGTCCGGTACGCGTTCGACGCGCCCTCGTGGTTCTCGCGGAACAGCTCGATCCACGGCCGCATCTTCTCGACGCTGTCGAGGTCGAACTTCACGACCAAATTAGGTGTCGCCGCGTTCTCGAAGAACTGCTCCTTATGCAGCGTCGCCGCCTTGTCGGCCTGGATCTCCCGCACGATCGGCGTCAACCAGCTCATCCCCCGGAAGCGCGCCTCCGGGTCCGGGATCGGCGCGAAGTGCGCGACCTCGGCCGGCAAGAACGTCTCCGCCGGCTTCGTGCTCTGGCGACCACCCGAGTGATAGACGTAGCCGACGACGACCGCGTCCGGCGACCACGCATCCGTATCCGCACCAGGCGCGCCCGTCACGATGTCCACCCAGTCCGGCCTGAGCAGCGCGACACCCTCAGGGCGCCGCACGCAGAACGCGTTGCCCGCCAGATCCGCGTACTGGATCATCCGCATCAACAGGTCACCAGTCGTGCCACCCGGCCACGGCACCTCAAGCAGCTCCAGAGCAGGAGTGCCGAACAGCTCGCCGGGCCGCCCGTTGCGGATCTGGCGGAACTGGAAACGCGCCTCAGAGAACAGCTTCGAGCGGACATCCATGCACGCGAACACGACCGCTGACGCCTTGTAGCCGGCGCGCGTCAGCGACTGGTAGGACTGGATCTCCTCCTGCTTGTCGCCCGGCAGCGTGTACTGCACGCCGTTGTACGAGAAGCTCGTGAGCAGCTCGTAGAAGGACTGCACCGAGAGCGCCGGATCGGCGCGCTGCTCGAGCTCTCGGCGCCAGGGGAGCCTCATGCGAACACGAACCCCGGCTCGGCGCGGCGCGCGTCCTGCGCCGCCGGCAACGCCGCCATCGCCAGCGCGATCAACGCGTCGATCGGCCGCGACAGCTTCGGATCCTTCACCAACCGCCAGCCACGCTCCGTCTCCTTCGTCACCCCAGCCACCACGTGCGCCCGCAGCGCCGCATCACCATCGTGCGCGAGCAGCCCACCGGTGATCAGGCGGTACAGGTTCTCCGAGGCGTTCGCCATCCGCTCCGGCGACTGCGGAAACTCGACCATCGGCAGACCCAGACCGTCCTGCGCGAGCAGCTCCGCCGAGCGGCGAAACGTCCACGGATCGAACAAGACCGCCTGCACGTTGCGCCCCTCACAGGCCTCCTTGACCGCCTGCTCGACCACCTCCAGCGGCAGATCCCCACCGCGCGGCTCCAGGATGCGCGCCTTGACCGCGACCGTCCCCTCCCCGCGCGCCGCGACCGTCACGATCGCCGTCGAGTCCTTCCTGACGCCGACATCGACACCGATCCAGACCGGCTCGTCGTCCAGGATCCCCAGACTCGGCAGCGCCAGCGCGTCCCACGCGTCGGGACGGATCCACGGCTCCTCGCCCTCCGTCCAGATCCCGCAAGCGAAGCGCCGCCACTGCCAGGGCGTCGTCGACGGCGACTCATGACGCCGCCGCAGCGCCTCCAGGGTGTGCCAGGGCGCCGGATTCGCCCGCTTCACCAGCCGCAGATCGTCAACATCATCATCCGGCGACAAACACCACTCGTGCAGCACGAAAAGCCCGTCCTCGGAGCGCGCAAACGTCTTCTTACGCGCCTCGTCACGCGAAAACCACGGCAACTGGTGCGCCTTCGCCCTCAAGAGCCCAAGCGGCGAGTCGAGCGCCGCCCCGGCCGTCGAGATCGTCACCATCTGCCCGTCACGAGCGCTCAAACCGTCCGCGAAGACGCCGTACAGCTCGCCGGAGGGGTGCCGATGCAGCTCATCCACCAGCGCCAGCGTCGGAATCACCCCGTCCGCCGTCGACGCGTCCGCTGCCAGCACCCGGATCCGCGCCCCGTCACGCCCATCACCCCGCTTGCGGATCTCACCCAGCCCCGGCTTCACGTCGAAGTACGCCTGCAGCCCCGCTCGACGCACCAACCCACCCGCCTGGCGGAACAGGATCCGCGCCTGATCCCTCGACGCCGCGCCGATCACGCACTCCGCCTCCGGCCAGATCAACAGGTGGAACAGGGCGAGCGCGCCCAGCAGCGTCGTCTTGCCGTTCTTCTTGCCGATGATGATCACCAGCTCGCGTGACCCGGCGAAGTGATCACGCAGCATCGTCTTCTGGAACGGCTGCAGCTTGAACGCCGAGTTGTCCTCCAGCACCAGCTGTGAACAGAAGCGTGTAAACGCCGGAAGCGTGTAACTGCGCGTCGTTGTCACTGTCACACGAGTCATGCTCGTGCCATGTCAGAAAAAACCCGCGAAGTGTTGGCGGGGTGGCGCTGATGATTTGACACTCTCGATTCGATGACCTACCCCCCGACCACGATTACACTTCGCGTGAACGATGCGATCAGCGACGCTCGTCGCGTCATCGACGAGCCGCACGCGGTGATCCAGGTCGAGCGCCTGGCCGGACAGCATGAGCTCGCCGCACAGCGGGCAGGGCGTGCCGATGGCGGCGGGCAGCAGGATGGAGCGGGCCACCCGGTGGGGGTAGCCGTAGCCTCGTTGCTCCCTCGTCATCGCGCGTCGGTGGCCGCCGTGGGCGGCGCAGCGTGGGCCGCTGCATGGCTGCCCGCACTGGACGCACGCCCTCACCACGGCTGCCGGGTGGTGGTGGTGAGGGGACGCTGACGCATCACGCTCTACTCGAGGGTGAGCCGCAGGCTCTGCTCGAGGGTGAGGGGCATCACCGCCGAGGGTAGCGCGATCGGTGTGCTGACGCACAGTCGGTGCGTACCGCTCAAGCCCACGATATCCCTGCCGATATCTACAGCGATACCATGGAGCACATGAGCACTAACCCCACAGCCCGCGTGCTGCTGCGCCTACCGCGCCGCCTGCACCACGAGCTCGCCGCGCTCGCGGCGGCTGATGGCATCAGCCTCAACCAGTGGATCCTGCTCGCCCTGGCGCGTAGCGCCGAAGCCCAGACCAAGCACGACACCTCGAAGGAGACAGGCGCATGAAGACCAGGACCATCATCACGGCCACTGCCGCCGTGCTCGCGCTGGCCGCGCCTGCGACGGCGAGTGCGGCCGACTTCGCTCATGCGTCGCTCGCGTCCGAGCGGACGACCGTCGAGATCCGCGTACAGGAGCGGCTCGCGGCGCTCTACCCGAGTTTCGGGCCGGTCGTCGGGCGCTGCAACCCGGCCGGCTCGACGACGCGTCCGGTGCTTCGCTGGACGTGTCGCGTCGGCTTCTACACGGCCGGCTCGTCGCTCCATCGCATCGCTGACGTGACGATCACGCGCGACGGTCGCACCGCTCACGGCGTGTTCCGCGCGGGGCTCGTTCGATAAGCGCTGAGTTCTGGTGGTCCCAGCCGGTAGTGCAGGTGGTCCCGGTGGAGGTCCCTTAAGGGACTACCTCCGCCGGACCACCACCGGGACCACCTCCACTCCCTTGTTCCGGCTCGCGTCATGAGGTGGTCCCGGTGGTCCCGAGGCCGGGACCACCTTCGCTCGTGATGTTCCAGCAGGTGGCTGAGGGGTGTCGTCCGACGAGCTTTCCGGGGCTCGAGGTGAAGGGGCCGGCGGGGTCCTCGAGCAGCTGCTTGACGATGTTCTTGCGGACGCCGATGCCGCCTTCTTCGTTGCGCGCGGCGAGCTCTGCGACGGTCCGCCAGGGGCTGCGTTCGAGCACGCTGCGTAGCTCTGCGACGAGGTCGCGTTCGATCACGTTCTCGTGTTCGCGCGCGACGACGGCGAAGGTGTCCGTCTGCGCGTCGAAGGAGAGGATCAGGGCGGGGTGCTCTGAGCGGCGGCTCCAGCGGAACTTGGGGAACGAGAGGCGCGCGCGGTTGGCGGGTTGGCGGGCGAGGCGCAGCATGGTGTCGGGGCGGCCGCCCCAGGCGCCTGCGATCTCGTCGAGCTCGTCGCTGGTGAGCTCTTTGCGGGGGTGTGCGAGCAGCACGAACGCGACGTCGGTGAAGAGCCCGACGCGCGCCAGCAGACCCATGAAGTCCCGCGTGTTCTCCGGGCTGCCGACGCCGGCGAGGCCGAGGCTGTCGAGCGGGTCGCCGATCACCAGGTCGATCCGCTCGGCCTCGATGAAGCGGCGGAGCTGGTCGAGGTGTGTGGGTTGGGCGAGGCTGAGCGCGCCCCATGCCATGGACTGGATGAAGAGCGCGCCGCGCAGCTGGTGCGGCCAGGTGCGGCGTTTTCGTTCGAGTTTGGCGCGGAACGACTCGCGTGGTCCTTCGTTCTCGATGAAGAGGACGCGGAGCGGGCGCTGGATGGGGAAGCCGAGCCACTCGATGGCTGAGGCGGCGTGGAAGGCGAGCTCGATGGTCAGTGTCGTCTTGCCGCGCCCGCCTTTGGCGAACTCGAGCATCAGGCCGGCGGTCGGCAAGAGCACGTCCTCGTCGTTGCCGATGAGGGCGGCGGGGAGCGGTGAGCGGTCTGCGATGAAGACGTCTACCTCGAGCGCGAACGGCGCTGCCTGGGTCTGCGCCGGTGGTTCGGCGAGGAGGCGGCGGAGGCGGTCGAGGTGGTCTGGGTTGTCGGCGTCGTCGGCGAGCTGGCGCGCGGCTTGGGCGAGGCGGCGGCGGCGGTGCAGGTCGGCGACGTCGAGGGCATAGGTGGTGGCGTTGAGGTAGAGCGGTGCGGCGCCGACGAGGTCGGCCACGATGGCGTGCCAGGTGAGGCCGTTGTCGGGCTGGCTGGTCTGGTCGAGGCGGGCGGTGACGGTGACCAGGTCTGGTGTGACACCAGCGTCTGCGAGCTCGAGGCAAGCGGTGTAGACGGCGCGGTGACTGGTGGTGTAGAAGGCG